ATTTTTCCAGGATTTTGAATAAACCTTTTTTTATTAAAAATGCAACCTGGACAAATACATCACAACGCTTCACAATTATAGACTCATTGAGCATTCCAAAGGATATTGCTATTAATGAGCTATCTCAAATTCCTTTTATAGCTTCAGCTCTTTATCGAGCTAAAGTTACTTTAATGTTGCAAGTTGCTGGAACACCAATGCATCAGGGAATGCTTTTAGCTTACACAGTTCCAGCAGGTTATTATGAAAAACCATTAACAGTAGATAGGTCTATATCACAGAGTTGGGTCGGGTCTGGTATGGCTGCCCCACACGTATTCTTATCCGCAAATGAGTCTACGCCTGTTGCTCTGGAAGTTCCGTTCTATGTAAATGGTAAGCTAACAAAATGTGATGTTGCTAACAATACTATTTCTCCCTACGCTTCATTTGGTGATTATGCCGATTTAATGATACAGGTTATGAACCCTCTTGTTGCTCCAACGTCTGGTTCAGTTTCTCTATCAGTTTCGGTATTTGCTATATTCAACGAGATTGAATTTTATATACCTCATTGTGACGTGCAGTACTTTAATGCTGAGGGTATTGTTTCAGATCTGTCAGCTGCAGCAACTAAAGCGATTGATGGTGTATTTGCTGTCGCAAAAAGGTTTTCAGGAGACATATTAGATGTAGGAAGGTCAGGTGTGAGAGCTTTAACAGGCTTACATAACCCTAATCATCCTGAAATTAAAACCAAAAATATGGTTGTCGAAAGACAGATGGCCTGTGTTACTGATAAACCAGTGTCTTTTGAAAAATTAGACCCTTTTATGGATTTTGATCGAATTACTAGAGATTATATCTTTGATACCGATATAGATGAGATGAATCTGAAGTATTTGTTATCAAAACCTCAGTATATTGGCAATTTCACAGTAAATAATACCAACGCATCGGGTGTCTTGTGCTGGTCTCGACCAATTACACCTTGTCAACAATTAGAGAATATTAATTATATTGATTCCTATGCACCAGCTACAATCGCAACGACAAGATATTTTAATCAATTACAGATTTTAAATTCATTGTCTCGTTATTGGAAAGGTACTATTAAACTGCATATTCAAGCAGTTATGTCCAATTTCCATTTTTGTAAGTTAGCTGTGGCTCGGGATTATTCTCCCGTTATTAATGCTTTGAGCAAAAAGCCGCTTGCTCCTTCTTTGCAAAATTTATTAGTGGAAAATTTAGAGTTTTCGGCAGGAGGACAGATTCAAACCGTAGAGCTACCTTATTGCTCTCCTTTAAACCAATTACCTTGCACTACCGATTGGGAATTGAATGCCAGTTCACATGGTATTTACTACATTTATTTAACTCAGCCTCTGGTTACTAACGGATCTGTATCCCCGGGTGTTGAATTTAATGTATATATCTCAGCAGGTGATGATTTTCAATTTATGGGTTATTCCTCTGCTTCCCCAATGATGGCTATTTCGCAGAACTATGCAGAAATTCCTTCAGGAACCGATCCTGTCGTTCCTATTGAGCCAGTCGTTCCACCAATATTAGAATTTAAAGCAGAGTCTGCAGTAACTAGTATGGATGTCAATGAACAGAAAGATGTACTGGTAAATAAGGATGTGAAAAATAGTTATGATATGGTAGATTTACGACCTATAGTAAGTGTTAGAGATTATGCTCGAAGGTTCTATAGAGTACAAACTAATAGGATAGACCCCGCA